GCATGTTAATGGCGCTTGCAGTGCCTGCAATCGTTGAAATGAAGTCGCCGATACCAAGCACCTGACCCACCAATTCGGGGAATGTGTACACCTCAGACGCCTGAAGTGTTTTGGTTTTGGTGATCAAGTTGGTGTTGTCTGCTGAATAGGTAGTCGTCACCAAGTTTACGCTGATCGTAGCGGCAGATGCGCTGATGTTGGTAGCGGTGAACTTGTCAATAATGGTCGTGACACCAGTAGCAGTGTATTGGGTTGTTTGGGTTGCTTCGGCAAACTTGGCCGGTACAAGGACTTTGACGGTGACAGCCATGATGAGTTCCTTAAACTATGCTAGTAATAATACCGTTTACCACAGTAACCGTTTTAGGTGGGGCATTTGCGGTTATAAACGACCCCGTTGCGCCGCTAACGCCGTCAATTGTAATTGAGCCTGCGCCGTTAGTTATGGTAATGTTTGTGCCCGCTGTTAATGTGGATTTGCTTAATGTATTGCCTGTAGAGTTGCCAATCAACAATTGTCCATTTGTAAAAGTGCTTTGCCCAGTACCGCCAGATTGGACGGGTATTGAAGGTGAAATGCCCGATATTTCTCCACCTGTAATGTTTACTTTGTTTGCGTTTTGCAGTGACAAGGTGCCAAGTTCGTTGCGGGGTTGTGTCTCTAGTCCCTCAACTTGTTTCTGAATTTCAGCTACTTGAGACACTAGATCGCTTGGGCTTTGCTGCGTTTTTACTACCTGCTCTAAAGCCTGCAAAGCTGCGTCATAAGACGCAATCAAAGATACCAGATCAGAACCAACATCCACCGTAGTTTCTGATGTAGTGGCTGCATCATTGAGCGACAAGAAAAACAAATACCACGCTCGATCAATCAACCCTGTACGGGGGTCGATTAGCGGGACTCGCGGGGGCGTAATTGGGACGTTAAGCATTAGTCGGACTCAAGATCAACTCAGCACCCATGATGGAAATCTTTACAGGGTCAGTGCCCGACAGCTCATACACACGGTCACGTAGTTTAAGCGTCATGCCCAATCGCCGCCAGAACACTCGGCGGTAGTACTCACCAATCTTGCCAATTGTGGCCCAATGTTCGTTTGACCATGTGTGACCGCCATCATCAGACCAACGCAACATGACCGCAGGATCGTACCCAGTTTGAGCGCCGTAAAAAGTTGTAGTTAAAAGTACAGGCGGTATAAAAGGTATGGGGTAGTTAGGGGTGTCCACCAATAATGCAAACTCATCACCTATTTCCGTAGTCAAAACCTCGTTATTTTCTGTCGTGATTTCGTTTTGCACATATTCAGCAATTAAAAAATCGCCGTTTTCGGTAGTTAAATCTTCTGCATCGTACCCTGGCGCCGCATTTAGTCCTACGCCAGATTCAATGTCCAGTTGCAAGCTATGTTGCGCGGTGCGTTTAAGATTGTTGGTGCCGGTAGGAAGCGCACGCCAAGAGCGCAGCCATTTTTGAATGCTGCCGTTGTCTGAATAGTTTTCTAAATCAAACGAATAAATGTTGCCATTTTCAAAATCGCCTACTACGATTTTGTTGTTAAACGCCATTTGACAGTTGCTTCTATGACGAATAAATGCACCGTCTAAAAACCCCGCGCGTTCATGCCAAGCCTGCGTTGCTGCGTCATAAACCCAAGTAGTGTTAGCGGTCGGAAAAATTAATACGTAAAAACTGTGGCCGTCTTGCTGGTAAGTGTAAGCAAGCGCATCCGACATATTGGAGTACTGTTGAATCTGCCATTCAACAGCATGTGTTGAAATGCGTTGAGCTGTATAGCCGTTAGCACGGTACACAATGCCTTGACCACGGCGGTCGCGGCCAAGCCAAAACATACCATTGTCCATCTTGGCTACCGAAAAAGGTGCGGCGCACCCTATTTCATTAAACGCGCCTTGAATGCGTTGCAGAGGATAATCTGTTGCGCCTGAGTCATACCAAACTTCAACTGAATTAGTACCAAAAGCCCAAACCTCGCGGAAGTTAGACGCCACGGCCACCAAACCGTCGGGTGAACCTTCAGTGCTAGCAAAGTCAAGTGGATCAATAGATGTACCATCTAACAGTTGCGTTACCCACAAACGCTGGCTGTTAGGTTCGTTGAACACAAAATAACCATCCAAATAGCAAACGGTTACTGCGCCTCGGAAGTCAGGGTCAGTGATCTGGCCAAATGCATTGGTTGTAGCGTTATAAATGTAACTGGGACCGTTAGCTGCAATAAATAGCTGCGTGCCGTTGTCTGACATACTAACGGGGCCAACACCCGCCACAGTTCCAATGAAGGTGGATTCGTAATTATTGTTAATTTTATATAACTTATTGCCTGACACCACAAAACCAACGCCATCATCAGCTGAAAAAGCCCATAGTCCACGAATAGGGCCAAAACCTACGCTGGCCAATAAATTTAAGCCTGGCGCTCTATTTAAAAATGCGGGCTCTTTACCTGCTTCCGGCACAATTTCTGGAAACAAATTGACCATCCGGGCATCCGCAGCGTTGACGCTGCGAGCCACATAGGTCGAACCAAGAATTGGCGTTTTCATTAGGCAGAAACTGCTTTAATAACCGCAAAATTAAACACCGGCGTTTCGGTAGTTGTGCCGCCAGTTGTTCTAAAAGTAATGTTAAAACTACCTACGTTGACGGCAGTAACCATTAAATCATACAAATCTGTACCTGATTTTTGATTTAAAATAATTACGTCAGTAGCAACGACAGTACTATTAAGTACTGTAAAAGTTGTTGCTGTAGTAGACCCTGCCGCGCTAAACAACGTAATGGAGCCAGTTGTTTTGTTAATTGTCACCCCAGTTGTACGGCTAGTTAATTGAGTGACTGCGCCTCCCGCGCCGGTGGTATATCCAACGCCTGCGGTTCCAGTTGAAAAAATCGCGCCCGTTGCAGTCAGACTTGTAGCGGTAGCTACGCCAAGTGCAGGAGTTACAATTGTGGGGGACGTAAACAACAAAGTTTTAGTAAGTTGTTTTGTAATCCCGCTTTGCACAATTGGCAAAACATCCGCCGAGTTCATGACTGACGCAACAGGCAGTCCAGTAATGGCAATAGTGGTCATGTTAATAGTTTCCTGCGTAAATGTTAAACCGTTGACGAGTAGCAATCAGCGAGTACGGCATCGACATCACATCGTCAGGGTTGTTGATGCGCTTCAAGTTGCGCTTGCTGGTCATAGCAATACGCTGCACTTGAGGCGAAGGCTCAACGCCAAACTCCGGCGCGATCTCGCAAGCCAAGTTGTACGTGAAGGCCCGCAAATAGCCTGGCGGGAACAAAATTTCCGTAGCCAAAGTAGCCGGCTGCGTCAACACTTCTACGCTAATGAAATGCCACTCTAGCAACCGCGTTGGACGCGGATAAATGTAGATGTCAAAGTTCGGATAGGTGTTGTTAACAAACATCACCTGCGGGAAGGTTGAGGTCACAGTCTTGACCGCGATGCCATCGTACTGCTGCTGGTTGATCAGCTTGATGCCGTAGGAAACGCCCGTGCCAGGGTCTTTAAAATACGTGGCGTCGTCCACCAAAACGGGACGGACAGCAGTGCCGTTTAGACGCACCAGCGAGCCGGTGGGGCCAAGCGTTTCATTGATTGAGCCAGTGGGCCAATTGACGATCTGGTCGATGGTGGCAAAGACTGATAGGCGTTCCGTGTTCCACGACTCAATCATCTGATTAAGCGCCATCAGAGAATCCTGAGAAACAGACGCAGATGAGGTTTCGCCTTCGGCCAGCACACCTAGTAGCCGCAACGCCCGGTTAATCTGTTCGCCTGCGGTGTAGGTCGCCATGTCACTCTCCTTGGTCGGTCAATTCTTCGGTTTTCTTGCGTCGCCCACGGCGCACTACTGGTTCGGGGCTGACTTCTTCTTCAACCGATGGTTCAGAATTGTAACGCGACCAACCGTTTTGGACATCCAAATCGGCTTCTATATCCAGCGTAGCCACCTTGGCGCCGTGGATAGGGTGTGTAAGGTAAATTACTGCCATATGTATAGAAGCGGAGACCGAAGTCCCCACTTCATTTAGGCAACACTAAAGTTAAGACGGTAGACGGGGAACGTCACCGTATTGGCAAGCGTGCCAGTTGCGGCTGCGCGGATACGCAGACGATCACCAGCAGCCACCACCAAATTGGCAGCAGTACCGTTGATAGAAAGCGTGCGTGCAGCGTTAGCCGTCAGCGCGGTTCCGCCGGTAGTCTTGGTCGTGTTGGCGTCGGTGGCCGCCAGCATAGCAGCGGTGCCGGAACCCGTAGTCCCAAGGTTGGTGACGGAAAACGTGATGTAGTTGGTATCGCTTGCAGCCAGCGCGTCCACACCCGAGAAAACAGCAGAAGTCAGCACCCCCGCCGCAGGGGCGATGATGAAAACGTCGCTGTTGCCGGTAGTGGCAATAGTCGCGCCTTGTTGAGACGCGGTAAGACCGTTGGCGATATTGGACAAAACCTTCGACGTGCTGTCGATGATTGCGCCCGTAATCGTTGTGCCGGAGGTCAGTTCAGGGTCGCTAAACGCAACGCCTACAGACTTGGTATTAGGCATGGTATGTCCTTTTAAAAACAGGGGGCCGAAGCCCCCTGGTTATCACGAGATGCGATACAGCGTCCAAGAACCGTCGCCGGTCTTGCGGGCGCGGAAGTGGCCCGAAGTACCTTCAGTCACCGCCATAGCGCCAACCAGCGTCCAGCCCGTAGCGGTAGCCACAGTCACGTCGTCAGTGCCGGCGTCAATGTTGATGACGAAGAAGTCGAACGCAGCGTTCACTTTAGACGCGCTAGAAATGTCCGCCTCCAAGTTAGCAACGGTCGGCAACGTCAGGTCGCCGGCGGTGCCGTTGAAAGTGAACAGGCCGTTTGCCAGTTGAGCAGCCGTAGCGGTAGCTGCGGCGGTCAGTGCAGTCGGGGCACCTTGAACAAACAGTTGAGCTTCGCCGACGTTGCCGTCGCCAATCTGGTAACCACCAGCGCCATTAGGAAGAGCCATGATAATTTCCTTTTAAAAAAGTTACGGAAACGGGGCCGAAGCCCCATTTGATTAGCCCCAGAGGCGAACGCCCATTTGAGGACGGATCACGTTGTAGCCGTACAGAACGTCGATACGGCAGGGCATACGGTCGTTGTTGATGTCGTATTGACGAACAACGCGCAGGCTGATGCCGTTATGGACAGCGCGGGCGGCCATGTCCACGCCTTGCGGCAGGAGCAGGTCGGCGGTAGCGAAGGTGATCGCATCCTTGTGGTACACCAAGTTCTGAGCGTATTGACCGCCAGAAGCGCCCACGAACACCACAGCCTTGCCGCTTTGGGGCAGCACGTCCACGGTAGCCAGAGCGTGGTTGGCCGAGTACATCGGAGCCACGGTGATGTTGCCGGCGCCAGAGCCGTTCAGGGTCACGTCAGCGGCTGCAACGAACTGGAACAGCGAACCAGTGGACTCACGGGTTTGCGGGTTCACAGCGTAGCAGTCAGCAACAGTAAACACGTCGCCGAGCTTGACGGTGTCGTTTGCACCAGCGCCGGTGATGGCGATGGTGGTCGCGCCTTCAGCAGTCACAGCAGCCGACAGAGTACCGCCGGTAGCGTCACGAGTGCCGCAGGTGAACTGCTTGATCGACTGAGACATGTTGATTTCGTCAAAGCCCAGCACGCCCATGCCCATCATGCCGTTCTTGAACTGCTTGCTGATGGTGTCGGTCGGGTTGAACAGACCTTTCATGCCTTC